CGCTGGTATAGACGCACACTGGTCTAATAATGATAATGTTCGTGGTTGTGAAATGCAATCTCAATATATGTTTACAACGCAGTTAGATTCAGATGTCACATATCCCGCAACCACAGTCGGTGCTGCTGGAGTCAATAATGTTTTGGCTAGACAGACTACTCGTAATGGCATTATTAAAAATTTTATGGCTACTAATTATTTAACTGAAACACAAGTTAATAATTTAAAAAGTACTCAGAGTGGAACTATACAATCTTCTGCATTTGTAATGAATGGTCCAGCACCAGCACCTACATTTAATCCGTTAAACTTTGTTTCCTATGTATATAAAAATTTAAATAGTGCCTATAAACATTTTGGTACTAGAATAAGAATTGTTGGTAAAATTGAAAACAATACAAGCAGAACACAAACTCCTATTGGCAGTACAACTTATTATCAAACATCTGGAATACAGCCAGATCAAAATGTAAGTATTGGTGGAGGATCTGGTGGTTTGGCAGTATTGCTTAATCCAGAAACAAATAATGGATATTATTTTGAAATTATTGCATTAACAGAAGACAATATTAATTCATATTTAAAGGTAGACACAAAAGGAAATGCTGAAAAATCTATTAACAATATTGTTTTTTATAAAGTTAAAAAAGAATCTTCTAGCAATAACGCAATTCCAATTAAACTTTGGGGTGGTTTATCCAAGATTATTGTTGATGATGGTAGATTTACTGGTCAGTATAGAATGGCTGGAGAAGAAAATCCAACCGTATATGATCTAGCAGTAGAGTATCAAGATATTGGTAAGGCTCGTAGATTTTTCTTATACATCAATAATAAATTAGTTAAAATTGTTGATGACCCAGACCCACTTCCAATTTATAATAATATGGCTTTATTTACTCGTGGTTCATCAAGATGTATGTTTGAAAACATTTATGCATTGTCAGAAAATTATTCTCAGAATACCGTTGCTGTTGTTGGAGATACTTTGTCTGCAGCACTTTCTGAGGGTAAAATTAATGCTAATGAATCTTTTAGAAAATACGCAATGAGTGGAATACTTCAATCAACATATTTGTCTGGAATTAGTGCACAAGAGCCACCAAGATATGATATGTATTTTGAAGAATTTGGATCTATTATGAGAGAGTGTGCTTATTTTGATGTTAGATATGATCGTGCATATCCTGCTTTATATGCTCAGTTGTCTCCCACATTTAACAGAATTAAAGGTTATACGACTTCTGGATTTTTAGCAGACTCTTATGGTGCAGAATTTTTAATATTTAATGCAACAGATACTGCAATAAACCTTGACGAAACAAGTGGAAACTTTTTAAGAATTCAAGGTGTAACATTTACGCAAGATACAACTCACGAGTTAACTGTTGATGAGTATTTTAAAAAACGTGGAAATCTTGCTGATCCAGAATTTAAGGGCAACTCTTTAGTATTTTCTCCACTTGTTGAAAAATCAAAATATGACGAAATAAGACAAAGCAGAATGATTTATGGTAAGAATGAGTTTTCAATTGATAGTTTGTATATTCAAACAGATGATGATGCTCAAGCACTTATGGGATGGATTATAAATAAAGTTATGCATCCTAAAAAATCTGTTGGTGTAAATTTGTTTTCAATTCCAACATTACAACTAGGAGACCTTGTAACCATTGACTACAAAGATTCTTCTGGTCTAGATTTAGTAGCATCAGACTCAAGTCGTTTTGTAGTATATAATATTGAGTATTCTAGAAACACAACTGGACCAAACATGACAGCATATTTGAGCGAGGTGTAATATGAGTTTGTATGGTGCATTTTCAGAATTACCAAAATCATCCTCTTCTTCAACAAAAGTAATTGTTGAAAGAGGAGATACCCTTTCTTCTATTGCAAAAGAAAATAATACAACGGTTAAAGAAATATTAGCCGCTAATCCTAAATTTACACAAGATTCAAAATATAAAGGTGGAAATTTAATTTTTGCGGGAACTACAGTTAAAATTCCTGTAAAAAATAATCCATTAGAAACAGCACTTTCAATACCAGATCCAATAATTGAAGGACCAAAACAAGAACCGCCAACCCCTGAACCAATAACACCTTCTGCAATTCCTACATCAACACCAACAGTCTCTGTGACTACTCCAATAGTAGCAGCACCAGTTAAAACAGCACCAATAGATACTGTTTTATTTGATGAAGAATCTGTTCCAATAGAAGTAATGACAGATCTTATATTTGAAAACATTGGTGGTCATGAATTAATTAATATTGCTCGTAATGATATTGTTAATGGTCAACAAGTTATTTACCAACCAATTAAAAATCTATCTTCAATTCAACAACAATATAATCCTAATAATATTTTAAGTCTGCAGTCTACTTCAGATAAATATTTTGCTAATTTTTCAATAAAACTTGAAAACAAAATACCAAATCCTGGTTCTGGTCCAAACGGCTCATATGTTTATTTAGATAATAATACAGGAAATCTTGTTATTGAGGCTATAAATCTTGAATTAGACGAACAAATTGAAGCAGAAATTACTGTAAGTGGTACAATATATGAAGCGGAATTTGGAGAATCAAACTCTTGATAACTAATACTGGTAAGACTATCATAGGTAAGTATATGCTTGGACAGGCTCCAGCATATGCTTCTTTCCTTGCTGTTGGCTGTGGTCCTATACCCCTGACAACTGGCGATGTGGCAAATGATTTTGCTACAAAAGAAAATTTAGATTTTGAGATGTTTCGTGTTCCAATTTCATCTAGAGGGTTTGTTAGTGAAAATGGTATTAATAAAATTGTATTAACAGCAGAACTACCAACAGAAGAAAGATATGAAATATCTGAAGTAGGTTTATACTCAGCAGGATCTAACCCTTCTGCTGGAGCATACGACAGTAAGACTGTATTTGCTTTTACTAATGGAGAGAATTGGCAACACCACACTGCTTCTGCAGCATCTGCAATTGATATTATAACCGAGCCATTAGACGATCCAGAAGATGATAACGTTATTGCTGTAGTAGATTCTGTGTTTCAAACAAATGCCGATAACTCTATATTTTATAAAACTTCTCGTGCATCAAGATATGAAAGATGTAGATTTTTAAATAATATTATTTTAATACAAGGTGATGATTCAGATATTTCACTAAGTGAAGATAGTGGTCCAACACTAGATCATTTTATTATTGAGCCTGGATCAAACCATATACATTTAACTGGAGCAAATATTGATTTTAGTAGAAACTCTCCAATAGATGAATTAAGATTAGCATTTTCTTTAATAAGTAAAAATGGAAATTCAACAGCGATTCCAGAAACTATAAGAATTTTAGTTGACTTTGCATCAACAGATGCTGGTAGTGGAGAGTTTGCAAGGTTTGAAGCAGAAATAAATCATGGAAGTTCTGGAAACTTAGAAAACTCAATTGCAGATTTTGAAACAAATAGATATTTTGTAGTTTCTAAACAACTACAAGAATTATATACAAGCGCAAACTTTACTTGGGATGCTGTAACTGTAGTTAAAATTTATGCCTGCGTACTTTCTGAAGATAGTGGACCAACACCAGTACCATCATCAAATTACTATATTGCTTTAGATGCTCTTAGACTAGAAAATATTGCTACAGTTAATCCATTATATGGTTTAACAGGTTATTCAATTATTAAAAATGATGACGCAGAAACAATAGTTAAGTCTCCTAATACTAGCAACTATGTAGAATTTAGATTTTCTATTGGTGTAACCTAATGGCTATTAAAAAAGCAATTATACTAAAATCTTCCTTACCAGCAGTTGACGCAGACACTACTGGATATGTAGTTAGATATAGAATTATTTCAGAAGATAAGAACAGAACTTCACATTGGTCTCCAACGTTTGTCACAAATTCCGTACCAGTACAATCGGTTAGTGGAGCATTATCAATTACAGAAACAATTATTACTGCAGTTTGTGGCGATGAATTAAATAGACCAGCATATGATGTATTTGTTAAATTTGATTCAGGATCTTTTTCTTATCATGGAACAACAAGCACCCACAGTTATTCATTTTTAAATACAGGCACTACATCTGTTCATGTTAAAATACAAATTGCTTCATCTATAAAAGAAGTAAAATCAGGACTAGTTATCTTCGACTCTGGCTTAGAGTCTTTGGTATAATTAAATAGGAGGAATACATGGCAAAAATACCGTTACCAGAAAGAGGTCAACCACTAGATGTTCCATACATCTATCAATTGGCTGATGCAGTTAATAAATTATCAACAGAGGTTTCTTCGGCAACATATAACTACACTACTGTAGACACAATAAGTGCTGGAAAACAAAATGTAAAAACATCAGAGGCTAGACTCATTGGTGGATATGTAGAAGTTGCTAATAACTCAACAGTAAGCGCAGGCAATGAAAAAACTTTTTCATATGATTTTCCTAGCGATTTTAAATACCAACCCATTGCTACAGCAACACCAGTAAATATTGGAAACACTCCTGCAGGACAAAACGTAAGTGTTATTTTAAAAGCAGTTACGACATCAAGGGTAGAAGGAATTGTAAGATTTAATGCTTCTGGAGACTTATCTTTAGCAATTAATTTAATTATTCTTGGTATACCAAACTAACATTAAAGGTGGGGTATGATTTTTTGTAAAAGGTGTAATGGTCGTATGTTTATAGACAGACAATATAGTAGCATAGATCATTTAGAAACGTTTTGTATTTTATGTGGTTCACGTAATTTTTTTCATCCTCCGTCAGAAAGTGAGAGGGGCAGATGGTTACTGCAAAGGGAAAAATCCAGAGCCAGCAATACAATAACGACCCTGTAGTAAAGGGAAGTAAAAAAATTTGGTTTCTTAACGGAGACCTTGTAAGGCTGCATCATAGTTCTCGTTCTACTGGCATGGTTACTGTTTATAATATTACTAAAGATAGACTTGAGACTTGCTTAAGAACAGACTTTAGACGTAATAGACAAAAGGCATATACGGTTGCTGAGACTGCTAAGTTAATTAATCGTCATAGAAAATATATGCCAAAGTTAATGAAAAAAGGAATTATTCCAGTACCGATTGGGGCTAGGTTAAATGGACAGCGTGGATGGCAAATTAGATCTTATTATTCGGAAGATCATGTTAGAGAAATTAGATCTATCTTAGGATCAATACATATGGGGCAACCAAGAAAAGATGGATTAATAACAAATAATAGTACACCTACAAGCCAAGAATTGACAAGGCGAATGGGAGAAGGTATACTTACATATACAAGAACAGAAGATGGACGGTATATTCCAGTTTGGTCAGAGAATATCTAATCAGCACAGAGTATGCTACAATTGTAAAAACAAAGAAAACAGGGTGGATAAATGGAAAACGAAAATACAAAAGTATCAGTAACTTTAGGCTATACACTTAATCTAGGTAATTTTCAGTCATTAAGACTTGATCTTGGAGTTATTGACTCTAAGCGTGATGGTGAAAATACAGATCAAGCGTTTGAGCGTGTGTATAAGTTTGTTGAAGACAGACTAACAGAAAAAATTAAAGAGGCTCAAGCAGAGGCTGCTGAAATAGAGTAATGGCTGAACGCAAAGACCGCATGGCTTTGCTTAGTAGATATAGTAAGTTTCATACAGCAAAGTATCAGCAAAAGCCATCTTTAAACTTAAATGTAGAGCAGTGGGCTTCAGATGCTCTTATAGAGTCTTACGGTATATCTGGTTGCTACGATTTACTTGAATATTATTTTAGCATTGCTCAAGAACCAAGTTGGAACTACTTTGCATATAATGCAGAAAAAATTATTAA